GGGAGTTGGATGTCGAAGTCATACTTGAATCCAAGGTAGACCTTACTTGCTTGTGCTGAGTAATCATCACCAATAAACTCAAAGTAAGGACCAGTCCCGTCACTACCACGAATAGGAGTCACAGTGAAGCCAGACTCACCAGTGTTGGTTGGGTCAGCAATGATCACAGCAGGGCTCAACCCAGTGATATCTTTATACCGTAGGTAGCAACGATTAACCTTCGTAGTAGCGTTGTAGGTGACGCTAGAAGGCGTTGCATACTGATCTAGGCATAGTTGCACCACCTGACCGCTATCGGCCCTCAGAATGGCATCGTCGGGGGTTTGAGTTAGGTTCGCTTTACAGAGGGTGTACTGACCTGACTGGTACGTGACGATGTACGTGTCATCACTATCGACAGTGAAGAACTGGACATTACCTTGCATCTTCCAGTTGAACCATGTCTGCATTGCAGTCTCGTCACCAACGGTGTAAGTCCTGAAGAAGTACACGTATTGAGAAGATGGACCATACATTGCAAAGAATGAGTTCTGAGGAGATGCAATGAGATCAGCTACAGAATCAGGAACCCATTCAGAAACCACTCGACCAATGTCCAACACATCAGGGTTTTCTTGCTGACCACGAGTAGCCATTGCGTAGATACGGGTATAACCTGGAGACTTGCTCAGGAATACCATGTTCGTACCAACGTCTACTGGTGGTATCAGCTCTTCATTTTCGTAGTTGGAGATGGTTCTGATGACTGAAGATTTAGGGGTTAGGATACCGTCATCTGAATACATCAAGAACTGCTGGCTCTTACTGAACAACACCAGACCCTGAGCAGCAGGTAGCACTGAGTGAAGAACAGCAGGTCTCAAGCTGGAGCAACTGATATCAATAGGATCGTTGTCAGCTTGGGTAAGTGCAGAGACGTGATAGAAGTTGTAAAACTCACCACTTTGACTCATTGACACATTGTCACCAGTCAAGAAGCCAAGGCGGTTGTTGTGGAAGAATACCTGTTGGATCTTTTTGCCAACAAAGCTTGGATGCTCGTTAGTTTCATCATCACCGACAAGACGCTCTTCCCAAGTAATGGGTCTGAACTCAAAGGTGTTTAGTGCAGTGTTCACCAGCTCATGCGGCATGGTGGAGGCAGTCAATCCCTTGGATACGTTCGGTGCTACGGTCTCCTGCCAGCTACCTTTACCAGAGACACCGTTCTCTGCAATGAACGTTGCGTAATATGAGTCCTCTTTGGCAACTGTATTGTTGATCTTGATGACTCGACCCTGAACGCTTTCAGCAGGAAGTTCAGAGAAGTTATTAGCTTCGTCTTGGAATGCTCTCAACTCTTCACCGCTGATACCACCACGAGCTTCAATGGTGAATGCAGACGACCCAGAGAGTTCAATACTCCCTTTGCATTTGGTCTTCGTAACACCAGCAGGAAGTGAGATGTTCGTAAAGATCTGGTCCAGAATGTCCGTTGCATTCAAGACCTTATTGGTAGTTGTGTTAGTATTAGCAGGGTCTTCTGTGTTTTTTGTGGTGAAGCTATAAGCTGCAGCAGAACCTACCTTGACGTAATACTCGGCACCGTACTCAGCGCTGTAAAGTCGGATGGTTGCCTTTGACTTCGCAGTGAAGCTTGGAGCAGCTTGAGTGGTGACTGTAACCTTATTATTGGTGACAATGGTGGTGTCTTGAACAGTCAGTACCTGAAGGCTGTCCTTTGCATTTGACGTGCCATAGGTCAGATAGCCAGTACCACTGTTGGTTACTGTGACCGTAGCTGTTGGATTGTTGACATTCCAGATCTTGATATTGGTTCCATAAATCACACCGATGTACTTCTCAGTATCATCTCGGTTGATGTAGAACCACTTACCATTCTGGAATTCATTCGTGGTAGACGAAAGGTTGCCTAACCACTTGGTGCCAGGCCGCTTCGACAACCCATAGGTAGGATCTGCGTAAGCATTGATTGCTTCTACAACCTGCCCCGGAAGCTTCTTGTCGTCTGGCTGCTTGGATACACCACCAAGGAAGTTAGGTATTAGTTGAGTTACACTTGCCATCAGCGATACAATGCCTTATAGGGTTCATAGCTGTTGTAGTAGTTGGCTCCACGAGGATGACCGAAGAAGGTGTAGTCTCCTTGGTTGCATTCATACTCAAGAGCCATTGCACGGGTATATGCTTCCTTCTGTTGGAGCATCTGGTATTGAGTGCTATCACCAACAATGCGTGAGGATGTGATGCTTGCAGCTCGTGCAACGATGTAGTCTTTGATGGGTGTCGGAAGATCAACCCAATCAAACAACCAAACCACATCACACAACACCTGCTCAGTGAAGGTGTACGAGTGAGCAGTACGGTCATACAGCTTCCCACTACGTCGTACAACATCCCGATCCCTGTAGCTAGGAGTCAGATCGAGTTGGAGTACGTTGTTGGGAATGAGAATCTGTTTGTTGTTGTCAGGAGTAAACGGGTACTCATACTCCCGGTTAAAGGTCCATCCTTCTGCCTGAACCTCCCGTGACACCTGTTGAAGGGTGTCGTACGCAATCGCAACGTCCGGGTTGGTTTGATCAAGGGTAGTTACAGGCGCCTGACCAACTGACGCCAGAATTTCATTAACAGCTTGAAGCTCAGTCTGAGCGTTAGTGGTAGGGAACGGCATAACAGAAATGTTGTATGCGATGGATAAAAAAGAGGGGAGACCGAAGCCTCCCCCAATAAGTCAGACGTTAGCGATGTTGCACTCAACGCCAGGATAAGCAGTACGCAGACCCTTGGTGGTCGAAGCCACAGCAGAATCAGCGACAGCAGAACCATAACCAAAACGAGTCTTGGCTACAGAAATACGAACGGCATCAGTGGTGCAAGCACCGTTGTTGCCAGCAGCTACAGAAGCAGCCATGATGTTTTACCTCAATCAGGGAGTAGGAGCGACGTAAGGCAGCTTGCTATCTACGTCATCAGTCTTCACCTTGTCGAGACGGATACCTTGACCTGAAGCCACAGTCCGACCAAACTCCACAGGAGTCAGCGGATTCTGAGTTTCAGAGCTGGCAATAGAGCCAATGGCATTTCCTTCAACAAGGATCACCGAAGTGCCAGGAACAATAGACATGTGTCTATCTCCTTATCAGGAACGAGCAGACTGCAGCTCGATAGCGCAGGCAGGGTTCAGGGTGCCGCAACCCATAGCAAGACGACCCACAATGATGTCACCTTGGTACATGGTGCGAACGTCAGAACCAGTGGTCTGCACTTGAGGACCAATGGCCTCAACCACACCAGCAGCATCTTTGTGGTAGATCAGACCGCAGTGGGTGCTGAAGTTACCGGAGTAGTCGTTGTTCTCACCGTTCACAGCAGCAACAGTACCGGCCAGGAAGGGCAGGTTGTTGGAGCGCTTGATGGGGATACCAGCGATCTCATAGAGACCTTCGCCGGACTGCAGGCTACCGGAGTTGTTACCGAAGTCACGGTTCAGGATGTTGCTATCCACCTGGCTCACCAGTGCGTAGTACTGACGAGGGGACAGCACAGCCATACGACCCTGCTTGGGCAGGTTCTTTTCATCCATGATGGAAGCAGCTTCAAAGAAGGCATCCACCAGAGCTTGAGCGTCGTACTCTTTCTGCACACCCAGTTGGATGATGCTACCGCCGGGCTCAGGGCCAGGAGCAGCAGTGATCGGGTGAGCTTCACGAGCAGCCTTAGCGATCTGACGGAAGATCTTCTTGTCGTAAGCTTCAGCCAGAGCGTGGCCGATCTTAGCGGCGATCTCAGAACGCAGGCTGTAGTGGGCGAGAGTCTCATCAAGGTCATAGACGAACGCGCTGGAAACCAGCAGGTCGTCGCAGACGATGGTCTTCTCAGCCACCGGGGGATCGCCAGAACCCAGGATCGGAGTACCGGGTTCATGATACGAAGCCTCCATACGGCCCGTGAAAATGAACTGCATCGCCTTTCCATTTTTCAGGGTACGGCTTTGCACAGTGCCTTTGGCGATAGTGGCGCTTTCATACGCCTTGAACATTTCGCCAGAGAACAGCTTCAGATAAGTTGCATACTTGGTATCGTAAGCAGTACCAAGAGCAAGAGGAGTGGCCGACGTATTATTTACGCGACCAATAGAAGTTACGGTAGTGTTAGCCACAATAGTAAAGAGAGAAGTTTGTGTTCGTTCCCTCTAAGCGCTTAGAGAATCACATGAATAAACATGTGTTCATTAAAGTTGTTTCTTGATGTCTGTCTCTCCAGACCGTCATGACTAAAGGTTGTCTTCCGTAGAAGGCCAATAGTCAATAAGAGCAGGGTCCGACTCTGAGGTGCCCTGCTCCATTTAGTTATTTAGTTTTGGGTGTGTAAGCAACGCCGCGATACTTCAGCTTCTGCTCCTTTTCTTGAGCTTTCTGCTCCCGTACACGGGCATCCGTCTCGACTTGAGTCATTGTTCTGGATTGAAGTACCTGACCCCCGTTCCATGATCAGGCGGTATGCGTCCCAATGGGATGAACGTACGTTGCTTACTTCTTCGCAGTCTTTGCTGCTTTCTTAAATTGTGCCGCAGTCGGCGCACCATTCGATCCAGCCTTTCTCATCTTCTCACCAGAACCATTCTTGATGCGAAGACGCTTGGCGTGGATGTTGGCGTAGAGACCGGGTTTCATCAGCAGCCTTTCTTGCCACCGCCACCTTTACCGCCTTTACCTTTCATGATCAGGTCCAAGCAGCGCCACCGGCTTGAACCTTCACACCTTTCGGGCTGAGTTCAGTCAGTGTTTGGGCAGTCTCGCCATAAGCACTAATAAATGCTTGGCTGTTAGCAGTAGGAGTGACGTACTGCACAGTCACCGAAGACACCTTCGGATCAAAGGGATTTGCTTTAGCCATGTCAGTTAATTCGTTGAATGGTGACTTGACCAACACCCGCACTTCTTAATCCAATCACCTCAGCAGCAGCACGACTAAGGTCAATGTCCCGACCATGAACAAAAGGTCCACGATCATTGATACGGACATTAACGCACCGTTTGTTTGAGGTATTGCAGACCCGCACCTTAGTTCCAAATGGAAGGGTGCGGTGTGCTGCAGTCATGGAATGCATGTTGTAGATCTCACCAGAAGCGGTGCGATTACCGTGATACGGATAGCCATACCACGATGCAAGAGAAGCGAGAGTGAGTGTCAGAGTAAGCATGAGTTCATTGCAAAGGACTTTTATATTGCTTACTCTTCCAACATCATTTAGAAGTTGAGATCGGACATCTCAAGCTTTGCTGCTACATCTGCACGGTACGCAGGATCATTGTCGTATCGAGGATCACTCATGGCACGCACGAGTTCAGCTTGACTACGGAACCCTTGAACCTGAGACGGTGCTTTACCAGTCAGCATCTGGCCGTCATAACCTTGAGCTTCTTGGAACCTAAATGCAAGAGCATTGACGGCGAAGTAACATGCAAGAGGATCACCCCTTTCCATTACTGCGTCGTACATGTTGATCTCTTGCTCAGACAACGATTCCTGAGCCCATGCCATCATCTGACCATACTGCTGTTCACCACCAACAAGACCTTGAAGGTTGCTGACATCTTCAGCAGTAATGGTTTCAACAGCACCACCTTCCTCAACCTGTGAGCGATACTCCAGGTACATCTGAGCAAGGTCAGTAGGATCCATGTTCTGCAGAGCCTCAAGAGTCTCTGGTGAATACTCGTCCTGTGCTTCTTGCCACAGACGCTCAAGGAAGTCGACATCAACTTCTTCGTCTTGAACCTCCTCTTCTTGTGAAGGCTCTTCTTCAGCGGTGTCAGCTTCGCGGTTGCCAAGCTTGCGTTGCAGCTCAATGTAGGCTTGTTCGAGATCCTCTGCATCTTTGAACTTACCAGCAAGCAGTTGTTGCTGTTGTTCTTCAAGAGCTTCACCCACTTGAAGTGAGTCAAGTTCTTCTGCAGAGAATTCACCGTCTTGAGCTTCAGTCGGATCGTACGTCAGTGTAGCCATTAGTTGTGATTACTTTGAGATTACCAAGACCAACTCGTTCAACACGATTGGGAACACCGATGGTCGGTTTGCCGATCTTGGTGCGTGGTGCGTATTTATTGCCGGACTCATCAAAGAGTTCACGATCCTCAGCCGATAGGGGCTGGGGCACCGGCTTGTTCTTCTGGCGCTGGGGCCGCGAGGGGATTGCCTTGTCCATTAATCATCTCCATTGCTTGTGGGTTTTTACTTGGATCCATCAGTGGCGTCTTAGCCAACTGACCAATCTGTTGAGTAAGCATCATGTCCTTCTGCATACTCATGTTCTCCATCTGTTCTTGCTTCATGTCAGCAACACTCTTGACGAGGTTCAACACGTCGATGCCTTGAGCAGCAGCCAGACGTTTGATTACTTCATCACTGTTGATGTACTTCGCAAGAGCTTCAGGCCCCATCGTTTGTGCAATGGTCTGCAGGAATGAACCAAGACTTTCTCGATCTTGTCCTCGACCCAGTGCATTAACACCAGCAACAATAGTAGGCTTAACAATATCCTTTGGAAGACGTGGAATCTGACCAGTCTTTTGGAAGACATTGAGCTTACGGTTTAGATACGGAACAAGAAACTCAGTCGTCAGCAAACTGAACAGCCCACCGAGTTGTTGTTCCAGTTCCATTTGAGTCATCCGTACTTCCTCAGCAGTCGTGCGTTCTGACTGCCTAACTGAAAGTATGAGGAATGCTTCAGACAACCGCCGTTCCAACTGTTGCATCATTTCAAATGCAGTACGGAAGTCAGCGGTCTTTCCAACCTGAATGACACCAATGTCATCCGGTCTTCCTTGAACGATTGCACCGTTGCCTGCTTGGGCCAGCGTGGCCGGTTTGGTAGTGCTTGATGGTGATACTACGAAGACAACCTTAGCGGCTGCTGCAGAGCCTTCTACGAGGGCCTGAGAGAGTGCTTCAAGGGAGCGTAGATCACCGATGAATTCCTCTACTCGACCACGACCATAGACTTCACCATCAACAGTGTTGAACCGAAGAACAAGCCACGGGTTTGCTTCGATGGGTGCTTTGCCCATTGAACCCGGAATGATCTTGTCTTCGTATTCTTGATGCCAGACAAATCTGTTGTTGTCTCGGCGGATGTGAGTGTAGATGTCGGCCTCGTCATTCCGTTCTGCCTCAGTGCCTGCCACATCATTGGGCACAGCCATGGGGAGAACCTTCATGAGAAGCTTCTTTGAGATGCGTTCTTTTGTGACTATTTCAAGCACATTACCGTTGCCATCTCTTTCTACAACGTAGCGATTCAAGGGGTACAGCTTGAGCTGTTTCTCTCCCATAAAGACCAACGCATTACCTGTCACCACCAGATGCTTCAGTGCTTGGTGTACAACGACACGATCACTAGAAGCAGCAATGGATTCAAGAATGATGCGTTCGATCTTCGCAAAGGAAAGATCCAACTCTGACTTAGCTTCGGGAGGAAGCTCAGTACCCAATGCACTGTCATTTACCTGTAGCTTAAAGAAGCTGGTTTGAGGAGGCAGTAGTGCCAGCATCAACTTGGATGCCAGAGTGACTACTCCCTTTGCACCAACGCTTTGCCATGGTGTAGGTAGATGACGTGCTCCTTTGACCCACTCCTCTTCACCACGATTGAGGTAAGGAAGAGTAAGGTCAGCAGCTTGTCTTGCTACGTTTAGAAAGTTTGAACGGTCACTTGCTAAATAGTCATACCGTGATTTGGCTGACATTAGCGTCCAGTATTAAGTGAGTTTCCGTATTGCAGTCCGCGACCAAGCAGACCAGTACCACGTCCGTAGATACCAAGTTTCTGAAGACGTGATTTAGCGCGACCCAATTTGTTCGCACCAAGAGCACCAAGCCCACCGCCGGACATCATTCCCTGTCCAGTAATGGCGTCAGTTCCTTGTTGATCAGTAGGTGTAACGGTTTCATCTATGTTGTTATCACCACCAGTGTTAGTATTGTTGTCACCAGGGCCAGTATTACCTGTCCATGTCTCAGTGTTAGGTTTAGCTAGAGGTCCAGGACCATTTGGATCAAACTGGCCTGTCCACTCCATCCCGTTATAAGGTTTAGAGTTTCCACCTTTATAAGTGTACTGCTGACCAAATCCGCGAACAGTTTCACGCCCACCAGGTCGGATAGCTGTGCCACCCATCATGAACCTACGATCCGTAGCAGGGGTAACCGAGCCAGTACCACTTTGAGGGTTTATATAACCACCACTTGCGCGAGTTCCACGCATACCTTCTAGTGCTTGACCGATCCTACCCGTGCCGAAGGTGGGCTTCTGGGTTAGCCCGTAGAAACCACCATAAGCTGGACCAGCTTCCTTAATGAGCATGTTAGCAGCACCAGAGTTAAGATTAATACCTGTCTTATCTTTTGATTTCAGACTTTGATTAACAGAGTCCAATCGGCGGATAACAGTCTGGGCTGATGCACCAGTGGTTTTTACAATGTTATTTAGTTCTTCTTTGGAGATGCCACCTTCACCAGCTTGTCGAATAGCTAGTTTGACGCCTTGACCTTTTTGTTCCTTTTTAGCCATTGTTTTCTTCAGTAAGACGATGGTTGATCCACTCGACCACTGAACGTTGGCCAGAGCGGTACATTATTAAGTTTGTCGGATCATCTGGATGTGGATTAACTGAAGGGAAGTTATCCTCCAGTTCTTGTAAGATTGATTGAAGCTGCAAGCCTGATGTTTCCAGCAGACTAAGCATATTGTGGGAGGTTGGGGTTTGCATGTTCAAAGAACGCAGGCATCCGAGCACGTTGTGTATCGATCAACCCTTCTGCTTTACCTGCATACATCAAGCTGTCACTTTGATCAAGCCAGAACTGTTTGTCCAAGTACTTGTTCTCTGACTTCTTGAGCGGTTGCATTACCCAAGCAATGGTTGCCTTCCTGAGGCGATCAAGAGAAGGAGATACAGTGAGACCAAGCTCACGACATACCAAGCTATTCGTTGCCACATGAACTTGCTCATCCCTGCTAATGTCAGCACTTACTGTTCGGAGACCAGCGTCACCATTAAAGCGGAAGAATGGCAATAGAACGAAGAAAATTGCACGCTCGGCCACCATTGCTTTGAGGACCGTGTGATCTGGATGCGCCGTCCAAGCATCGCGGAGTCGCATGGCTTCGGCTTCAGCAACTGGGTCAGTGCCGAGAGCTTGGGCGATGTAACCGAGAGCCAAGTCGTGGTTCTCTTCGTCTTTGATGTTGGATCGCAGTAAGTCCCGCGATAGCTCTGGAACTTCATTCTTCAAAGCTTCATTGATAAAGTCGCCTACAGGGAGTTCCATGTGGCGAAGGGCGAGAGCCCGGAAGATGGTTTCCTCCGAGCCCTCAACAAGTTGACCAGCAGTGGTTTGCACTGGGGTCCACTTGCGTTTACGATTAGATAGTTTTTGATAGGGGTTCATTCGCCGCAATTACAATCTGGAGCAGGGTCGTCTTTAAACAACTCGTCCAGGTAATCGTCGATGTCAGACTGAGACAACGCAGCGTATGCGTCGGACTTATCCTGAACATCTCCCATCACCTGCAAGCTGTAATACAAAGAGGTTTGGGGGCTGTTCAGCCATTCCTCAATAAACCGTTCATCATAAGTAACAACATCGCTCCACGAATTAAAACTATATCCGTGTAGCAGATTTGTCATACTGAGAAGTCGGACAATACCGTTAGCTACTTTGAAGTAATCATCCCAGCCAACTTCAGACGCGATCTCAACCGGACCGTAGTCAAAGCTATGGACGCCAAAGGTTCCGCTGTCACGGTCCACTTGACGGGCAATGGGAGGAGCAATCTCAGGGGTAGTGGTGTACCCATCAAGATCCTTGTAGCGGTAGCTGCACGAGGCAGTAGGTGCAATGGCAAAGGCACGCACCATATTGTTGGCCTTAGCGATCTCTGCAGCCTCACGGATACCAGCATGGATCTCGTGAGCCAACACCGCAGCAGGAGTCCGTTCATGAGGTTCGTTGTTGACGATGTGCATCAACACCTCACCAAACTCCTTGTAGCTCACCCCTTGTTGACGGAGCAGGTTGGAAAGCCCAAGCATTCCGAGACCGACCTGGCGATCAACCTCTGGAGTGAGGTATTCACCGCTGTCTCCAACACCTGTTTTTGAGTGGAGGTGACACAGTTCGGACATTCCACGTGAAAACGCAGATCGAATGTCATCAAGTTCGCATGCCCCAAGGTTGACATGTTGCAGTAGACAGGTGCCCCGTGTTGGCAGGTACACCTCCAGGCAAACATTTCCGTAGATACGTTGTCCATGCTTATCGACTTTTGTTTTGTTGAGCCAAACGTCGCCGCGTTTGATGGCAAGAATCAGCGCTTCCTTGACGTTTGGCGTGGCAAGATTCCACCAGTGGGGGTTGATGTTGACGCAACGCTTGACCCAAGGCAACTCAGAGCGAGAAGCAGTAATGAACTCAAGCACATCAGGATGGTTGAGATCAAGATGGCATACAACAGCTCCATTTTTGTAGACACCACCTCGCCTCAGGATTTCATTGAGGGTTGAGTAGATCTTGGCAAAGGACACAGGACCAGATGCCACAAGACCTTTGCCGTTCTCAGCACCTTTGGGGCGGAGCTTAGAGAGGTGTACGGCTACACCCGCACCGTACCTCAATGCGTGACTCACAAAGCGCCACGAGGCTTCGATTCCATTCTCACCCTCCATGGTGTCTTCAACAACGAAGACGGTGCAGCTCACAGGTAGACGAGATGTCGGATCATCAATCCAACTTTGTACACGGCCAGTACGTGCGATGAGTTCTTTTTCCACAGTAGTATCAGACAAGATCAATGAGTGAAGGTTCTTTGTAGTTAGGCCCTTTGAGGATCTTTCCGTCCTCACGACGTATGGGCTTGCCGTCTTCCCCGAGCTTGCTCATGTTGCTGGCATGCACTCGGTTGAATGCCGTCTGCAGATCCCAGCCAAACGCTGCAGCCATCTGATGGCACACATACACCAGATCAGCAAGCTCCTTCAACAGGTGCTCACGTGCTCGTTTGTTCGTGATGTCTTCAAGCAGATCGAGGTAAGCATGAGCAACCTCAAGGTGCTCCTCATCGATCAAATTCTGCTGAAGCTTCAAAGAGGAAATCGTCAGCCCGAGCGGCAGCTCGTACGCTCTCCGAAATTCGTGCGCTGCTGTTTCGTAGAAACTCACGTTCGTTTTCAAGGTAGTGGATTGCTTTGGTGAGATCGTCGATGGGGTCTGCTGTGGGTTTCTTGCCACAACGGCAGATGTATTTGATTGCATTACCAAGATGGAAACTTAGTTGTTGTTCTCGGATGAAGTCTCCGACTTTCCAACTGGATCCATAGTGCTCTGGGCTAAGGGCCATTGCTTTACTAGGTTTGATACGGTATTACTAAGAACAAAGTTCTGATGTTGCAAGGCAAGGAAGACAGTAATGATGTCCTCCTTTCTTGCTTCAGGCAGCAGATCCTGCAGCCGTCTCATCTTGAACTGTTGTTCCACTGTCATCTCCAGAACGGGAGGTGGGGGTCCAAAGGATTGGCTCATCGGTGTCGAAGTTGTAGTCGGTGTACTGGAGTATCCGCGCGAGACGTGCATTAAGAAGAGCATCATCTTCAGTCATCCCTCGTTCTTCAAAGGTTTGAACTACTGTTTCCCAACAGCAGCCGTGTTTATCCAGTAGTGCATCAGCACGTTTGATACCAATCCCAGGAGCACCTGCGTAACCATCAGTCTGATCACCGCTCATGGTTTGAATCAGATGCCATCGATCTCCTTCTTCCTTGGTGATTTCAATCACAGGATTCTTGAGATCAAAAAGCAGCCCTGGTATCTGTCTCATGTCCTTATCAGGTGAGCAGATAATCAGTTCGTTCTCTGATTCAATTGGATCGGTGGCGTAGATACCAAGGGCATCATCTGCCTCAAGGTTGTCAACCACCATGGTGACGTAGTTATCACCACACCAATTGAGTAGACGCTTGTACCCGCAGGGCTTCTTCCTATTTCGATGACCCTTGTAATCCGGGAAAATTTTTTTCCTGAAATTCTTTGGGCTACTGAAGAACAGGATGAAGTCATCGAACTGCCCCATGCATTCAGCAATGGACATCAGTTCCTTCTGGAACATCTCCAGCACTTCCGAGAAGCGACTCGTGACAACGATTACGTCGTCGTTGAAGTCGATCTCATCTTCACAAGCAGCACATGTTTTGTACGCAAGGAAGTCAGCGTCAATGAGTAAGGTCATTTCCCTTGCCCTCGACGTAGTTTTTTAGTGCCTTTGGGGAGTGAGCGTGTTCCGTTGCCTTGACGAGTGTGCTTGAACTTGGCACGTGATTCAAATTGTTTCTTGGCTAGGTTTGTTTTGGATTTAGTCGTGGACATTAGACAGCGTTAAACAGGTTGATGGTTTTATAACGACCTTCAAGAACCCCTTTTCGGACGGATACTGGGAGACCACGTAGGACGCGGAATACTTTCTGGCAAGTGATGCTCTCAAACTTCAATACACCATTCGACGCAGCGTTGATAGCGCAGTAGTTCAGCACTCGCAACAATTCGTCCGGGTCGTAGTTATTATCAAGTGCGTATAGAACAATCCTATCGCTCAGATTATGTAGATACTCGGCGCTCACCTTAATTGCTACACGTGTCATAGACGGAATCCCAGCGAAGCTAAGCCGACCTAGATAAGAGTCCTTTGGCAGGTAGCCTTTCTTGATTAGATCCCGAATTATCGACTTGATATTTTTGTATACTGTCTTATTGTCGTGCCCCTGATATACGGCCCCGTAGCAAAGAGACTTCAGTGCGTATTCAACACTTTTATGCTCAAGGTGCTTCGTTACAGTCAACGGTGATTGCGCCTTCTCGATCTGATTCATATCGCTCGATGTAATCACACTTGGCACGTATTGCCATGCCGCAGTTTTCCCATGATCCCAAGATACTGAACCACTCATCACTTGAGAAGTTGTCAGAGAATTGGTTGACATTGGTGAGTCTGTTAATTTGTTGAAAGAGTGAAAGAATCTGGTCGTAGTCAGGGTGTGTCTTCTCACCAGGCTGTAACTCACGAGCAGGGGACATGCGTTTGATGTCGGCTGCTGTGATTTTGGTGATTTCTGGCTTGGCTATGTCCTCAACGACAACAGCCTTAACCTCGTCAGGTGCTCGGCAGAACTCTTCTCGTGCGTGACGAGACATCTTCTGCTCGGCGGAGGCAGGGTCAAATTCCCGGATTCCGGGATTTTCACAAGCTTCATACCAAGCGATCAGACGAGCCGGATCGTTCTTGGTCAACCCAAGCTCTGCACAAGCAGGTAGAAACTGTCCATGGGGCAGCTCTTCCTTGGCCTTGGAGAGGGCTTCCCCAATCCGGTAGTCAATGGCCTCGTTGACGGCTTGGCGAATTGACTCGCAGCCCTTTACGTAGCTGACTAACTGGTCGCCACTGGTGAATGTCGAAGGTAATGTTGGAAGTAGCTTGGTCGTCTGTATGACGATGGCGTTCATCTATTCATTGTTAGTGGGTGTTGGCCCACGTATCACCTTTGCCAGCTTCCGCTGCAATCGGGATCCGTAGGTCGTAGAACTCTCCAGCTTGTGCTGCAGCAAGTTCAAGGTTGAACATCAATGTGTCCGCATGAGCGGGGTTACATTCAAACTGAAGCTCATCATGAACAAATGCCAGTTGATTAGCTTCGATATTCAGTTGTTTAATTTGATCGTTAGCGATGACCATCCATCGCTTTGCAATGACACCAGCCCCTGATTGCAGGAGATAGTTCAAAGCTTTATGGGGTCCATCAACAGCGATACGCCGTCCATCAATTGAATTGATGTGGCCAACTGATTGAACCTTTTTCTTGACGGCCTCAACAAGATCGCTAAGACCTTCAATTGCATCAAGATACGCTTGCCGTATCTCTGCCCCCTTTTTCTTTGCCTTATCGGCAGGAAGCTGAGGGTCATAGGAAAGTCCGATCTTCTCGTTACCTGCCCCATAAAGAAAAGCATAGGTAACGGTTTTGACGAGCTTACGACTAATGCCAATCTTGTCGGCATTAACTTGGTGGATGTCGCCATTAAGCAAGATCTCACCATAGCGACCACCGTCATACCTACTAAGGTAATGCGCGAACATCCGCAACTCGATGCCGCTAAGATCGGCCCCAACCATGCATAGTCCTGGAGTTGCAGTGAAGAGTCGTCTGAATCGCTCATCTGATGGGACTTGGGCCAGATTTGGGTTTCTATGGGCACATCGGTGAGTGTTAGTAGAGACGGAGCAGTTGTGATGAATTCGGCCCTTTCTGACAAGCTTTAGCCAGGCGTTATTGCCGTCTGACAACATGCCAAGCTGCTTGGTCAGTTCCAAACACTGAAAGAACTCAAGTGCAATTGGAGTACCTATGTCCTTTAGAACTACTTCGTCAATAGTTGCTTTTCCAGATTCTGTGAACTGGGTTGGTTCCCATCCATAGAACTCCTGCATGACCCACGCGATGTGATCTCGCGAGGTTGGGCTAAGATCCTTGAGGCGCGTAAAAGTGCATCCAGGTAGATATCCCTTGGTCTTGTTAGAACGACGAGGAGTAAACTCGCCTCCCGCAACGAAAGGGTGCCGCTGTCGAAGAGATCCTTGCAGCGAGTCAAATGCAGATCGTAGTTCTGATTCCAACTCATGAGCGGATCGTTCGTCGAAGTACCATCCATGCAACTGTTGTTTGGTGAGGATTTCTGCTACCTGATGTTCTAGTAAGATCCAGTCAGGTATTTGTGGAAGTGATTCCATAGTTTGTGTGTGACTTGTAAGTCCTGTACGCAATAATCCTCCATGTCTTGTGACCAAGTTTTCCAGTCAGTTTGCTTAGCAAAGCCACCCTTGTACTCGCCCAATCTGTAACCGTATGCCTCTAAGGAATGTCGTCCGTAGAGTTGAAGTGGCATGTGGTTCCACTTCCTAGTCTGATCAGTCTTAAGCAGATCAGGATGATACAAACGGCTAAGAATAAGAGTGTCAATGGTTCTTGGTGGTGTGAACCACGGGTAGAACTTCTGGATGACTGGAATGTCGTAGTTGATTACGTTCTGCCCAATGATTGTCTCAGCACCTTCCAGCATCGTGATGGCACGAGCGATAGGCTCTTGAGTACCTTCATCGTTAAAGACATAAACCTCATTGTTACCAAGGTCTTTGATAGCAACACAGTGGATGGTCGTAAGGTTGTCGTACAGTCCGTCAGTCTCGATGTCGAAGAGGAGGTTCATCAGTAGACATCATTGGGTTGCCAGCGAGAATCCACTCCGTAGTAATCACAAAGAACCTCAAAGAGGATCGGTAGTGTGATCACCTGACCTGAACTACTAATCTCACCACGCTCATGCATGGCGATCATTTCCTCTGGGGTGCAGATGATGATGGTGTCAGACATCAATGGATTTAGCGGGGTACTTGATCACAGCCTCTAGTTCCTGAAGCGTGTCTGCCCTGTAGGGTTGTGCTCGTTGCACCATTTCTGGTGAAGGCGGGTTGGGTCGCTTTAGCAGCGATTCGTAGTTAGAAATCCGTTGTTGGGTCGAACTCTTGTTCGGGTTCATGCTCGATAAAACGGCAAGTGTTAAGGTCGTAGTTAAGATTGCAAGCCACGCCAACTTCACCCGTATGTCTGTTCTTGAGAACTCGTACAGTTGTTGCGGTGTCGGCTTGTTGGTTGCGCTCCAATGCAATAACGGCATCACTTAGTTGGGCTATTGATGCACTTCCTCTCAGTTGTCCTAATGTGACGCGCGCACCTTCCTCATGGTTCTGATCGTTTGATGTACGGCGTAGGTGTGAAACAAGAAACAAGGTGATACCTGTACGTTCCACAAGAGATCTAAGACGAGTCATCGTCACATCCAGCATCCGCCTTTCATCCCCATCCAGACCACTCAACAAAATGCTGAGGTGATCAAGGAAGACAATCTTTACGTCAAGACCTTGGGCAAGATACTCCACACGGTTATAAATAACATCGGGATCAAAACTACCGAAGCCATCAAAAAGATAAAGCGGCCAATGTCCAAGGGTTCTGGAGTAGACATCTGTTAGTTCAGTGCGTGAGTGTTCACCAATGTGGTAAGGCTTGCCTTCAGCAACGGACATTAGCCCAAGAGCTGTTCGACGGTTGCTCTCTTCAAGTGCCAAGTACCCGACCCGTTCACCTTTGGCGAGTAGGTGAGTTGCAAGTTCACGGCAGAATGAGCTTTTGCCGATTCCACTGCCTGCAGTAATTGTAATAAGCTCACCAAGGCGTATTCCGTGGAGCTTACGATTAAGGCCGGTGAATGGGTATTCGTGGAGTCCATCATCGTTCGGTTTCAGGATCTGCTCTAGGAGGCTCTTCGCTTCGACAATGCCGTCTGGGCGGTATGCGGAAGCATTCCAGATTGCCTCTTTAATCGCTTGTGCCTTGCCAGCCTGGAGTGCATCGGAAGCATCCTTGAAATCTGGCAAGTGAGCGATCTTAACCTTGCCCGGTGGTAATACCCCTGCCGCATCCTTCGCAGCCTGACGGCCTGGTGTGTCGTTATCAAAGAAGAGGACAACCTCCTCATAACCCTGGAGCCACTCAAGCTGCCTTTGAATCGCACGCTTGGCCGAATTGGCACCATCCGGTATTGATACCATCGGCCAATTCCCCGAGTAAGCTTGATAACACGAAAGTGCATCAAGTTCTCCTTCGGTGATAACAACTCGTTTCCCAGAACTTGGGAAGAGCTGCTGTCCAAAGAGTTGTCCATCAGGGTTGGTTCCTTCCCATCGGAATTGTTTGTCAGGGGTTTTTACCTTGGCACCAGTACATGTTCCATCCTTTGCGAAGTAATGGAAGTAGAGTTGATT